TAACAGCAGAGGGCAAAGTCGAACAGGCTTTGTCCTCTCTGTTTTGGCAAAAGTCCGAGAGTTACATTGAAGATCAGCAATGTAACCAAGTCATTTATGAAATCGAGGTGTAACAATGGCTGATAAAGTTAAATTTGGTATCTCGAATGTCCATTACGCAGTGCTCGACACCGATGGGAACACCTACGGCACACCTGTAGCAATCCCCGGCGCTGTGAGCCTGTCTATGGAACCTTCCGGCGATACCACTCCGTTTTATGCGGATAATATCCAGTATTTCGTAGCCGTCGCCAATAGCGGCTATACCGGAGACCTTGAGGTTGCGATCTTCCCGGATTCGTTCCTCACGGATATTTTTGGCTACACGCAGGACACCATCAGCAAGGTGATGATCGAGAACGCCAATGTACAGCCCAAGCCTTTCGCGTTGCTGTTCCAGGAGGAGGGTGACGCCAATGGCACCAAGTTTGTGCTATATAACTGCACCTGCACCCGTCCCTCTCGTGAGCTGAATACCACTACGGAGAGCGTGGAGCCTCAGACACAGACCGTCAGCATCACCGCTTCTCCGCTGTCTAACGGCAACTCTCTTGCCTACACCACGGCGGAGACCCCTGCAGAGACACTCAACGGCTGGTACAAAACCGTATTCCAGCCTGCACAGGTGGGGGGCTGATATGAACAAGATCATCGAAATCGATGGCAAAAGCGTGGGGCTTTGCGCAAATGCGCTGACCCCTCGCATCTATCGGCACAAGATCGGGCGGGATATCGTCCGAGATCTGCAAAAGCTGCAGGCGGCGGCAACCTCGGAAGATGGTAGCTTTTCCGTGAGCGACCTTGAAATCTTCGAGGATGTCGCTTTTATTATGGCGCGGCAGTACGACGCAAGTATCCCGGACAATGTTGATGAGTGGCTTGAGCAATTTGAGATGTTCTCGATCTACAAGGTGCTGCCCGCCATCTTGGAGCTGTGGAGCCTTAACAATAAGACTACCGCAATACCAAAAAAAAAATAAAACAAACGGTGCGTGAACCCACCGGGTCTACCTTTATGCTCCGCTGCGCTGAATTGGGTTTGACCGATGAAGCGCTGTCGGATATGACCTGCGGCATGGTCTACGATTTGATGATCGAAAAGGCCAATGACGCAGAACAATATGCCATAAAGGGCAGGCCCGGCGGCTTGCGCGATTTCTTCGCAGGAGGTGGTAAGATTGGCTGAAAATGTTAAAGGCATTGTTGTTGAGATCGGCGGCGATACTAAAGGATTATCCAAGGCCATTAGTGAGCTGAATGGCGAAATCCGCGGTACGCAGACCGAGCTTGACAAAGTCAATCGCCTGCTGAAACTTGATCCTACCAATATAGACCTGCTCAAGCAGAAAGAGCAGCTCCTTGGGGATCAGATTAAGAAAACAGAAAACAAGGTTGAAAGTCTCCGCAATGCCAAAAAACAGGCAGACGCCGAAATGGCAAGCGGGACGGAAGTAAACCAAAAGCAATACCGTGAGCTGGTAAGAGAGCTTGAAAGCGCCGAATTGAAGCTGAAAAGCCTGCAATCAGAAGCGTCAAAGAGCCATGCATCGCTGGCGCATGTTTCTACCATAACCGGAGAAATATCCAGTAAGGCGGGGAGCGTAGCCAAGAGTTTTGCGCCGATTTCCGTGGCACTCGCCGGTGTCGGCGTTGCTGCCGGTAAAGCGTCTATTGAGTTTGAAAGTGCTTTTGCTGGCGTCGAAAAAACCGTTGACGGAACCGAGGAACAGCTTGCGGCGCTCCGGCAGGGCATCTTGGACATGGCTGAAGAAATACCCGCATCGACCACCGAGATCGCAGCGGTTGCGGAAGCAGCTGGACAGTTGGGCATTGCCACTGATGATGTGCTTGACTTCACCCGCGTTATGATCGATTTGGGTGAAGCAACCAACCTCTCATCTGACGAGGCTGCATCGTCTCTTGCCAAGTTTGCCAATATTACTGGAACCACTGCTGACGAGTATTCCCGACTTGGCAGCACAATTGTTGACCTCGGCAATAACTTTGCCACAACCGAGCGGGATATCGTGGAAATGGGAACCCGTCTTGCATCTGCCGGAACCATAGCCGGATTGTCAGAACAGGATATCCTCGCTCTATCAACGGCGATGTCCTCCGTTGGAATTCAAGCCGAGGCTGGCGGTACAGCAATGACCCAAACGCTGTCTGCCATCAGCAAGGCCGTTTCCGATGGCGGAGACGATCTTAAGACATTTGCTAAAATCGCCGGAGTTTCCGCAGATGAATTCGCTAAAATGTGGAGCGACGACCCCATTAAAGCTATCCAAGGATTTATCGGTGGACTGGGCGACATGAACGCCAACGGCGAAGATGTGCTTTCTGTGTTGGACGAGCTGGGTCTTTCCGGAATTCGACAATCCAACATGCTGCAGTCTCTTGCTTTAGCATCTGGGGTGCTCGGCGACGCCGTTACTACAGCAAATAACGCGTGGGAAGAAAATGTTGCGCTATCCAACGAAGCAAGCAAGCGTTACGAAACGACAGAAAGCCAAATGAAGATCCTGCGGAACGGGCTTAACAACCTGGCTATCTCAATCGGGGATATCCTACTGCCGATTATCAACAAAATCGTCGGCGGGTTGCAAAATGCAATCAACTGGTTTTCCAACCTCGATAGTAGCACCAAAAAGACAATCCTTGTCATTGGCGGCCTTATCGCTGCTATTTCCCCGGTTGCCGGAATAATATCCGGTATAGCCGGAGCAATAAGCAAACTGACCGGGACTGTAATACCTGCGCTGACCAATGCCATCAACTTTTTGATAGCCAACCCAATAGTGCTGATCATCGCTGCGATCGTTGGGCTGGTTGCGTTAATTGCAACAAAGGGTGACGAAATACAGGCAATCTTGCAGAAAGTTGATGATTTCCTGCAGAGCGTATTCACAACCGACTGGACGCAATCTTTCGGAATTCTCGGCAATATCCTTAATGCGTTTTTTACAACCGTAAAAAGTGTTTGGGACAGCATCAAGGCGGTCTTTGATGGCATCATCGATTTTATCCGCGGCGTTTTTACCGGAGATTGGGAAAGAGCGTGGAAAGGCGTTCAGGAGATTTTTGCAGGGCTATTTAAGGGATTGGTTGCCATTGCAAAAGCACCGCTTAACGGAATCATCGCCCTGATCAATATGGTTATTGATGCAATCAACTGGATGATAAACGGGATAAACTCTATTAGCTTTACCGTGCCAGATTGGGTGCCGGTCTTGGGCGGAAAGACGCTTGGATTTAATATTCCCAACATTGGAAAGCTCGCGTATCTTGCCAAAGGCGGTATCCTTTCCTCCGGAAGCGCCATTGTTGGCGAAGCCGGTCCGGAACTGCTCACCATGGCGGGCGGTCGTGCCCATGTTATGCCGCTGAATGGCGACGCAGGAAAAGGCGGAATTACCATCGAGATGAACAACACTTTTAATGGCTACGACAGCGCAGCCGGTGAAGCTGCTGCTCGTAACTTAGTGCAGGCAGTAAATCGTGCGCTTGGGAGGGCTTATTGATGAGAAAATTTAAGCTCCAAAACAACGTAGGCGCCGAGTGGGATTTGATGGACAAGGCGGCGTATTTCAACGTACCCGACGGCTTGGGGTTTGAAAAAGAGATCTCTGCAATGCAAGCGGGGTACTCTTGGCTGATTACCGAGGACTATTTGGGGCAGAAATCAATAAGCGGAGAAATGGTGTTCTTTTCGTATGAAAAATACCAGTCTTTCATATCGTTTGTGACAAAAGACCCGCTTACCCTTCTCTACTCCCCTGTTTCAAAATGGTATCGGATAAACTGCAAGGTTCAGATTGCGCAAAAATCGGAATTCAAATCCGGCTATCTTTCCGTTCCTATAACATTCCTTTGCCTTGGGACATGGCATGAAGCAATCGTCGTTTCGCAAGCTCAGCCACCAAGCGAGAATTTGAAAAAGTACAGCTACACTTACCCATACATTTATGCCGAAACGGCGGCGGGGACAGCGAGAATTAAAAATGGTGATTTGGTTTCCCCCTGTAAGATCCATATTTTCGGGCCCGTCACAAATCCGAATTGGGTGCTTACACAGGGCGGGAAGCGCCTGCTTACCGGTCGGGTGGTCGCCGCAATTCCGGCAGGGAATAAAATCGTTATAGATGCTGATCCGGCAACGATGGAGATAGCCGAATACTCCGTATCGGGAGAATTTGTTCAAAACCTCTATCAAAGCAGCGACTTTTCGACAGCTCGTTTTATCTATGCGCCAGCCGGAGAAAGCACCCTCGCTTTTTCCCACGAGGGAACTGCCGACATCTCGGCATCTGTGGAGGTGGAGAAACTTGCATACTCTGTATAAATGCGAAGTTTTTGCGAGAGACTACACTTTCCGAAGCTTCGCCCCGATAGAAAGTCCGGAGATCCAGTTTGACTACTTGACGCTTGAAAAAACGAGTATCAAGGCTGTTAAAATAGACGCCAAAAAGGGAGACTTTTTAAGCGTCAGCGACCAAAATGGGAAAGTTGTCTATCAAGGAATAGTGGACGATGTTAATTATGACAAAAGTGGCGTAACCATTGCGGCGCAGCCGCTCTTGTCTATTTTTGACGCAGATGTGTATTTTCAGAGGTCGCAGTCCTCAAAGATCGAACAGTTTATCGCTGGAATCATTACAGATAACTTTGTAAGCAGCGACGACAATCTCCAAAATATCAGCGGCCTGTCGGTAACGACGACTACAGAAACGAGCGGAGCGCTTAACCTCAAGGATAATATCCACAATTTATACGAGATAATCACCAAGGCGCTGACCGCTTACGGCATTGTTGTATCTGTCAGCCTTGACCCGCAGAAAAAGACCTTGATCACCACCGTCGGGAAGATATCAACAGAGGCTGTTGTCGAAGCTGACCTAAAGTCTGTGATCGAGAAGAATATCATCATCGGTGACAGCTATGGACAGCTGAACAAGGTCATTATCTACAACAAGGCCGATGAAACTCAAAAGGTCACTTATTATCTGCACCCAGATGGGAAAATTGACACAGAGGATACAGAAAGAATAACCCCTGTGTTTTTTGCAAACCAATTTCTTGAAACGGACGGAGAATTTGCCACCGCAGCTTATCAAAAAGCCTATGATGCTTTATCTCCGCAAAAGTACGACAACATGATAGAGATCACCGTTCGGAATGATTGCTCCGTGATAGATGCCTATATGGAGATCGGCACAGAAGTAACCGTTTTAGACGAAGATAAATCATACGGAACGATACTGACAGGGATTGCCCGGACAAGCGAGACAACAAAGCTGACCTTTGGTGTTGTCCGAGCTGATTTGACAAAAATACTGATATTAGAGAGGAGGTCAACCACTTGATAACCCTTTTACAATACAATGGATCAACAATAACTCCGACAGATGATGCTTATTTTTACGATAAAATGGTCAACGACAGCGGTATCTTTGAAGGCGTTACCGTAACATCGCAGGGCGGCAATATCCTCAACATTTCTGACGGTAGAGGAATTATCCTCGGTAGAAACTTCGTCGTTGAGGAACAGACTGTAAATGCAACGCTTCCGGGCTCTGCCTCGGTTACAGGGCGCTTGTTAATTCAAATCGACATGTCCGCAACCGATGCACCGATCTCTTTTGTAACGCAAGCGGCGTCCCCGCTTCCGACCCTCGTACAGGAGGATATCAATGCTGGGGGAACGATCTATCAGCTGCCGATTGCTACATATACAGCGGAACCTACGCTGATAAGCAATCTGAAAAATATAGCCCATAAAGTCATATCGAATGCGACAGAGATATCAACTCTCCAGCTGACAGCTTCCGGTTGGTCTGGGGCGGAAAGCCCATATACTCAATCGGTAAGTATTCCTTCGGCGACGGAGTACAGCAAGGTCGATATCCAAATGGACTACACAGCCATTGATATTATGCTGGACAGCGGAACTGCTGCAATTTACATTTCCAACACAAATGGCGCTCTTACTGCTTATGCTGTTGGGGAAAAGCCAATCTCCGACATGAACGTTCAAGTAACTATTAGTTCATCAATTAAAAGTGGAAAAGATCCCCCTAAAAATAGTGCATCAGGAAAAATCGAACTCCATTCCGAATTAACCGGTCAAAGTGTAAAGCCGGTAGAATCCGAATCAAAAAGCGGGATAGCTTTTTCAAATTCGGCAATGGTCGATAAGGTCAGCCCCAAAAATGGGGAATGCAAAAGAGTAGCTGATATTAGAACCGATGCATCTCCGGAAAGTGCCTCTTGTGTTGAAAGCTCTGCAAGACAGTTAGCGGTTATCGAAAGCGAGGCGAACGGTGTCGGCGTCACCGTCAACAAGCAAGAACCAAAAGAACATATTGAGATTACAAAGCCCAGCCCAAACGGAACAGAAATAATCCTCAACCCGAATAAGACCGGCGAGAAATTTGACCTGTTCCAATCGGTACCTACCGGTCATGATGTGGTGCTTAATCCTATCCTGTTCGCAGAGGGACTTGCCCTTGCGCTTCCTGTTCCGCCGGGGACAGCAGCAATCGTTAACAAGATAACCGGTTCGGAAAGTGTTAAATTGGTTCAGCCAATCCCGACAGGTGATGATGTCCTGCTGATGAACGGTTCGGCTGCACATTCTGCCTCCGTAAAAAATAGCGGAAAGGCAAGCATCGGTGACTGCGTTGGTGGGAAATCTGACGGTGCGGTTTCTGCTAAAAACTCTGCAATCCCGGAAACCTTATCTTCTGTCTCAGCAAGCCAGATGTCCGCACTAAAAGCGGTATCTGACATGCAGCCGCAGCAGATCGGGCTTGTGGATATGCTTAGCATTTTGGGCATGAAAATGCTTTGGAAAGCAGAAGCTGCAGCGGTTATCCCATGGGAATATCCTGTCCAGAATGGTGATGTTCTTTCCGTTACTCAAGTTTATAGCGCAATTCAAAACGACGCAGTATTGGAGGTGACTTAATGGCAGACGTCAAGTTAAAAGATATTGGCGGTGAAGAAAAGACATACAGCGGTGTCAAACATATCAAGGTGCCAAGCAGCACAGGTGAACATGTCGAATTTGATTTGGAGCCAACGCTGCAGGAAAAATCTATTGAGAACAAGAAAAACGGAGTAACAGAGGTATCCGCAGATACAGGGTATGACGGGCTTTCAAAAGTCACGGTAAAAACATCAGTCCCGCCGACCATGCAGGACTATCGTTTCCTTACCCCCTCCCGACAGCCGCAGAAAAGTGACTGGGAAGATGGTGCTGCAAGCTACCCGCTGTTCTATTCGACCGCAAACGATACCGGCGATATTCTGAACGGATTGTTAGGCGCTGTCGGATTTGTGGACGGACAGCCTCCAGTTGTCAGTATTGCAAACTTCGGCGGCTTTACTCCGACCGGGATCCCTTCCGACGCACGGCCTTTTTATTCGTGGCAGGAGCTGAACGCTGAACAGTTGTCAGCATATCAGTTCGGAGCGCTTTCCTATACCTATGCCGATACCGCAGTTCTTCCGGTCGGTTGGTCTTATCCCGTATCGGGAGAGGGCGGTAAGATCGCCTCGTTTATATCCATCGACACCGATACTGCCAGACTGCCGATCGGCTCTGATGTTTATGACAGCGAACATTTCAATAATTATTTCTATGAGCTTTTCACGCTGGCGAGCATCAAGGACAAAGCCGTTTCGGTCACACAAAACGGGACGACCACCATCAGGGCAGATCATGCCGCCCTTGGTATTCATCAGGTCGACTTGACGGTTGATTTGGCAACGGAAGAAAAAACCGTAGCATTAGACATGGGAGATGGTGATCAAGTGGTAGAGCCTTCCGATGGCAAAACGATATCCAAGTTGACAGTGGAAAAACCCGTAACACTGACCGCCGAAAATATCAAGGCTGGTGTTAATATCGGCGGAGTAGACGGAACCTACCTTGGCAGCGGCGGCAGTGGTGTACAGCCGGACTGGTTACAGAATGATGCCGCAGCAGCGGACTATGTAAAGAACCGTCCGGGTGGGTATTACGGAACCGAGCTTGCGGCTATTTCAATCAGCTTTGATGGTGATACAACCGGCAAAAGCACAGCGACGCTTGGCGACACCCCATTTGTAAAGGTCTCCGATGATATCATCATCTTCAAAGAGCAGCTATTAGGCGGAACGCTGTCTATGATGCAGTCGGGAAAACAGCTTACTATTACCATAAGCGAAGACCAGATGGCAGAAGTAGAAGTTTTGCCGGATGGTATTATGCTTGCTGGCGCAGCGATTTCCCTAAACAAGGATCTTACGGTAGACGAAACAACTACACTGACAAAGGGCACATGGTTTGCGCGTTTCTCGGATACAACCTATGTTTCTGGTCTCAATACCCCATCATACAAGCCTGTTTTCCGCTTCAGTAAGGATTTTATTCCTTATACCACGCCAAACTGGACGCAGAACAATCCTGACGCCGAAAGCTATATCAAGAACAGACCCGGCGGGTACTATTTTGGCAACGGTCTGTCGTCACAAACCTTTGAATACGATGGAAACAAAGAGGGGAAAACGACCGATGGCAATTATGTACTGGTAGATGGCACTGTTGGGGTAAGCTCCGGGGCGCTTTTGTATCAGCAGTTCGTTGGTGCTGAGATCACAATAAACAATAATGGAGAGCTTTCAACAGAAAAGGTGCATTGCAGCAGTCATTGGAGTTCTACAATATTTTTTGAGGGAGACGGGACCTTCTCACAAGCGATTGAATGGAATGACGCCGGACTTTGGTTCAAAGACACTCGGAACGCCGAGGGACAAGGGAAATATGTTTCGAAGCTGGTGCTTCAAAGCAGCGGTAATGATGCTCAGTTCCCGGAATACTACCTTACCGATGAAGTGGTCAAGGTGCGAAATACTTGGTTGAATTATATTTTGACCGATGCTCAAAAGAAATTCACAAGTGACAGCATCGGCGCTGTCTCGTTCTACGGTAGCGGGTTGCATTCGGATTCTGAAAAAGAGACCGCCAGAAACAGCATTGAAACCCCAAAAGGGGGCGGGAGAGCACTATGTACGAGACCCGGTGACGGAGGGTTTACAAATGGAGAAAGAGCTGTTCTTCGATCGTATATTGAAGTACCGGAGGGTGATAAAAACTCTGTCATACTGTATTCTGCGTCCAATAAAAAATACAAAATAACAGTTGATGACAATGGTAACATTACAGCAACTGAAGTAACACAGTAAGAAAGTGAGGATTTACTATGATTAGTACTAAGCTCGCAAACAACATTCTGAACGCATTCTATGGACGCTTTGGTAGTGGTGGAACTGCCCTTATCCCTACCAGCAACGCTTGCTACCTCGGCTTCTCGAATGCAGCACCAACATTCAGTGAAGCAGGAGAGTGTACTGCTTTCCCCGAGCCTGCAGCAAGCACCGGCTACAAGCGTCTGAAAGCCGAAATGGACGCAGCAGCAGCCGGATCCATTACCAATGGCAGCACGAACCTTACTTGGGACGCACCAAATGAGGGGCAGCAGTTCGGAAAGGCAACCCACATCGGTCTGTTTTCTTCTGCTGAACCTGGTGATCTTCCCATCATGGTAATGGCTCTGACTGCGGAAGTCACGCTGGGGCTGAAGAACACCCTTATCCTTTACAAGGGCAAGCTGACCACTTCTTTGACGGCGACTGATGCAACCTAAAATTTGAGAAAGGCGGCGAAAATATGTGCACAATCTTAGGAAACCCAATTACTGTTGGTGGCTACGGAAGAAATGTAATCGCATCGGTAGCCTCCGGTGCGGTTGTTACCGCTAAAAACGGCAATAAGACGGTAACCGCCGTGTCTGTTGACGGAACCGCAAAATTGTCTTTGACCAAGGGGACTTGGAGCATTAGTGCTGTTACGCCTGATGGATATTATTCCAAAGCGCAAACCGTAACGATCCCGATTCCCGTTGACATGTCGACCCTTTATCCGCCAGAGATAGTTTTGTTCGATGGAAAAATCAGCGCTGAGGTCAATCCTGCTCTGACGCTTGTTTCTCCTCTGCCTCCGGCAAGCGATGAACAAGGCGGAAATGTAGCTAAAGTAGTTGGGACAGCACCGAATGCATACATCGCACTTACCTTCTATAAGAGCTTGGAGGTAGCAAAGTTGCCCTATGCGGGCTTCCAGATTGATGACCATGACTTGCTCGTAATCGGGAACGATTATGAGTTTTCCGAAAAGCCCGGAACCGGCCCGGACGCAGACCTTTCAGTTATTTTCTCCGACGGAAGCGAGACCCTTGTTACAATCCCGTACTCGGAGCGGAAAACGGTCAGTCTGTCCGGGAAAACAGGGTTGGTAAAGATTTGCCCTCAATATAATCCCCCAAAGGGAGCAGGCGTGGAAACGATCACCTATATTAAATTATCAAACAAATAACCAAAGGAGACCGCCGATATGGACGATCCAATCACCCGCGCGGAACACGCAGAGTTTGCAAAACGCATGGAGGACGAAAACCGGCGGCAGAACCACCGGATCGACAATCTCGAAAATAGCGTGAAAGCATTTGGAGAGATTGCCAACAGCGTGAATCGCTTAGCGACAAACATGGAAACGATGACAACCGAATTAAGCCGACAGGGCGAACGCCTTGAAACGCTGGAAAGAAAGCCGGGGGATAGCTGGAATGCTGTCCTCCGATCTATTTTAACCGGAATCGGTGCGGCGATTGCGGTTGCCATTGTAGCAGCCATTGCAAACAACATCATTAAGTAAAAGGAGCATGAACATGAACGAATTTGTTACTTGGACGACCCTCGGAACCTATGCCGGTGCAGTAATGATGGTAACCATCATCACCCAGTTTTTGAAGCAGACCCCGCTTCGGAACATCAACACACAGCTTCTTTCTTACATCGTAGCGGCTCTTATCCTGATCGGAGCGGAAGCGTTCAATGACGCATCTGTAACGGCTCAGGGCGTTATTCTCTGCCTTCTGAATGCGGTTATTGTTGCTCTTGCTGCAAACGGCACTTACGATGCGGCTACTATGAAAAAGAAACAAGCAGAGTATGTTCATGAGGAGGAAGAAGATGCCTAAAGTGTATCTTTCTCCTGAACGCAGACCAGCTCCCCATGCCCCATACTACGGGTTCCCCGGCGTGTATGAACATGATGTGTGTGTAGAGATCGGCGCTTATTGCGCCGATGCTCTCACCCGCTGCGGCTTTGATGTGATGGTCGCGTCTCCCGATAAGACCATGCAGGAGCGTGTCGCCGAAAGTATCGCTTGGAGATCAGATCTCCACATGCCCATTCATACCAACGCCAGCTCTTCCACGCTGAAAGAGGGTTCCGCGCAAGGCCCGACCGTCCTGCGCTACGGCAAAGCCGGAGGAATCAGCGACCGAGCCTGTCAAATGGTCTACCGCAGGCTTATGGAGATTTACCCCCGCAACACCCACCGAGGGGTCTATCAGAAGGACGAGTTTTATGAGATCGGCAGAACCCCTATGCTTTCGATCTATCCCGAAATCGCATTCCATGACAATGGACAAGATGCCATTTGGATTGTACAGAACAAAAAACGAATCGCCGAGGCACTCTGCAAAGGCGTGTGCGACTGGTTCAGCGTGACCTACAAGGAAGAAGAAAAGCCACAGACCGACTGTGACAAACTGCTTGCCGAGCTGGAGGAAGTCAAAGAAAAATACAGAACCGAACACGCATCAGTTCAGGCATTGCGTGGCAGAATTTTAGCCGCCATCGAGCAATACGATACGGCGGCTGAATAACTCACTTTGTAACTCACTTTTATTCCTAAAGTGTGTTTTTTATTCTTTTTGCGTAGGAAAAGAGAACGAAAAACCCGCTTAAACGCTGCATTTCCTGCATAGAGTGTTTAATGCGTGTGGGTTCAAGTCCCATCTTCCGCACCAACGAGAAAGCCAGTAACCATGCGGGTTACTGGCTTTTTTCTTTTTCAAAAAAACTCACAAAATAACTCACTTTTTTCCCTGCTGTCCAAGAATTGATGTAAACACACTATCAAGAGCACTGGTTATTTGCCGATCCATGCCGGATACAGCGTGGCCATAAACGCCGAATGTGTCCATACTCTTGGAGTGCCCGACCAATTTCTTTACCCAACCCTCCGGGAGGGACTGTGCAAGGGAAACGAAAGTATGGCGCAGCTCGTATGGTGTCGTTTTCGGAATCCCGTTTGCTTTGCAATATCTTTGGAAAAACTTGCGATAGGTTTCTGTTGTCGGCATTTGGAACAGATACAGGCCGTTTGACTTGGATGCTTGATCTTTTACAATCGCCTCTGCGATTTCGCCCAAATAAACGCTGCGTATCGCATTTTCGTTTTTGCCTGTAGTAATTTCATTATCCTCGTTTATCGACCGCCTTACCTCCAATCTGCCCTGTTTAAAATCATTCCGCATGATGCCGCGCAATTCCCCAGGCCGCAGACCGGTCAAAACCTCAAGGCGATAAGCATTTATATACGGGTCTTTTACCAATTTCCCCTTGTAGATCGTCGTATCAACGGAGAAAAGCGTTACAATATCCTCCGGCTGCAAAATGTTGCGAACGCCAACGGGAGCGCCTTTGGGAATTGTTATGTCCTCCGGGGCAAATCCGGTTATTTTCATTTTCCGCAGATATTTGCAGAAAGAAACCATGTCGGCACGGATACTTTGAAGATACTTTTTCGACAATTTCCCGTTATTGTAGGCATAGTCGATAACCTTTTGCAAAATCCCATCGCAAAGTGCATCTGCCTTTAGGTGACCTATCCTTGGGTCAACCCATGTTTTCCAGCGGCTTTCCTGTGGCCGCCAATTCGATTGGGAAGTCCGGATTTTAAGCTGCTCCATATAGCTTTCGTGCAGCTCTGATAGGCGCAGCTTCGTGCCGCAGATGCCAGATGCCAGCCAGTCATCTGCTTTTCGGTTCGCTTCTCTCTGCCCTTCCCTTCCAGGTCGACTGCTTGTAAATGTTTTTCTTATGCCATCTTTCTGCACGGCGATCTGCCAGCGGTTCTGCTTCTCAAGCCACTTTGCCGTATTTGTCCTTTCTTTCATTTTCCCTCCTGATAGACAACCGCCCTCGTTTCCGGGGGCGGTGTTTTTTTATGCCATTACATCATATACAACCACGCCGTTCATAATCATCAAGAGGGTGTTATCCTCATTGGCGTCGTTGACCACTGTGACTGTTACATATTTCCCGGTTACGCCAAACGCCTCTACTGCATCAACAGCGGAATTGCAAAGAGTGACCATGCTATCACGCATTTTTACCCATGGCTCATATGTATCATCATAGCCAGATGCTTTTGCTTGAGCAATTTCGGCAGCAGCGCCATCGGATTTTACATAGATTGTAATGCTGCCATCGTCATAGTCGACATCATATTCAACCGATGTTCCGTCTGAATTCTTATCGAGAATAGCTTTTAGGGACGCTGCAATAACAGACATATCAACGTCACTGTTTTTCTCCTCTTGCTGTTGCTGCTGGTTTTGCTGATTGTCTTGTTTGTCTTTGCCCTTTTCTCCACCGGCAAGCGCTCCGATGATTGCAATGACGATAACGATTAGGATTATTGCCGTTACCGTCGTTTTTTTCTTCTTTGGCTTGATCTCCGGTGTTGTTTTCTCCATTTCCTCCATAGTCTTCTCCTCCAGTACTGATTATTGTACACTTTACTGTGTACAATTATATTTGGAAAGAACATCTGTTCTTAATCCCGAATTAACCCGTAGTTAAGGTTCTTTGCATCGATCAGGACGAGGTATAAGATCATCATCGCCAGCAGGACGAATATAACTACAAAAAGCATGTTGGACAGCTTCCGGCGCTGGCGCACCTGCTCTTTCAGCACCTCTATCATTTCTTCGCTGCTCTGGCTGTCGGCTTTGTTATAGACTTCCCGAACAAAATATTTATCGAGAGATATGTGCAGCGCTTGACAGATGGAAGCAACGAGAAAAAGACTCGGATTTTTGGTCGGCTCTGAAAGTAGCCGAGAGATCGTCCTTTCGACCGTCCCGGCGTTATCGGCTAAGTCCTTGTGGGTCATGCCCTGCTCCTGCCGTTTTGCGGAGACCTCCAGTAAGAAGTTATCCCAATTCCTTTCTTCGTCAGAATTCACAAACTCATCTCCTGTTTTTTGTTACCGGACACTTTTGCCCGAAAAACATGACAGATTTTGCGCCGAAACCGCCGAATTTGGCGGTACAGATTGATAATGCGATCTGTTACAATTGAATTGTAGCAGATATCGGTTGAATTTGGAAGAATTTTTATTTGACAATAATCGACAAAAGAGGAGGAACACCAATGGATTGGAACATGGCGTTAGAACAGCTGATTTTACGAATGACTCCTGAACAATGCGAAAGCGCTATTTCTCAAATAGCAGAGAAATGGCCTTATATACTTTCTCGGCTTCCTCCGGAGAAAGAGACCGGGAAAGATCCATAAGCTTTTTGTTGGCAGGATGCAGCTCACCATCGGTGGGCTGTTTTTCTTTGCCCAAAAGATAATCCACGCTTACACCGAAGTAATCGGCAACTTTTTGCAATGTTGCCTGCCTTGGAATTGTTCCCTTACTCCATCGCGTAACCACAGAACGCATAAAACCCAGTTCTTCAGCAACGGCTGATGGGGATTTCCCAATTTTATTACAAAGAGCAACATAGTTAATATAAAACAAACGCAACACACCCTTTTTGTGCAAATGGTAGAAAGTAAACAAAAGGTACATTTCCGCCTTGACTGTTGCGTATGTTTACACTATAATGAAAACATAAGCAACAAGCGCAACGCAAAGCGGGCACTTAAGGTGCCATACTTCATTATCCCTCGCAAGGACATGATAACACTTTGTGTAAACTTTTGCAACACAAATATAAAGAAAGGAGAAAAGTTTAGATGCCTGCACAATGGACCGGCGATGTGGTCGGCAAGATGCACAACAACAGAATCACAATGGCACAGCTTGGAGAAAAGCTCGGCGTTGGAAAGGCGTATGTTTGTGCGATACTAAACGGCCGCCGCAGCCCAAAGGACGCAGAACAGCGCTTTAAAGCTGCACTGGACGAGCTTATTAAGGAAAGGGAGGAGTAAATGGAAGAAAAAACGATCACAATCATCGCCCTTGCTGTGATGTCAATAGCAACCATCGTATTTATCGCAATCAATAACCATAAGGAGCAAAAGCGATATCAGCTGCCGGAGCGGAAAGGAATAGTGCCAGACCCGCCCTACATTCCACCTCGCCCGAAGTCTGCGCGGGAAATCGCAAGAGAGTATGCGAAATCCGGCAGTCCCATCAGGAAACAAGAACTGCGAAGAATGCTACGCCTACAATTGGCCGCGGTGACAAACGCCTATCAAAAATGGGAAAAGTACGGTCCGAATGAACTCACATCTCTTACGAATGCAATGATAGCACTCGTTGATCTGATAGAGCGGTTTGGGCTGATGGAGGAGGACAATGCCGAAGAAGATCGATACATATCGGAAACTGCGGGCGCTGATGCTGGAGCTTGGGCACGATCAAACGACCCTTGCCAAGCGGACAGGCATGACCCGCCAGCAGATCAGCGACAGAATGACCGGAAAGGTGCCGTGGTCGCTGGAAGAAGCCTATAAAGTCTGCGACACCTTATTTATCGCAATCAAGGACATTAGAAAGTATTTCCCCCCGAACGGGGCGGAAGAAAAGGAGGATAAACATGGAATTCGCAACCAACACATTTATCCGGTGGTTTAACCCGAATGAGATCGTACCCAGCAAGGACGAGCATTACCTGTGCCAGATATCGCCAACCCACTATGCTACCTTGCTATTCAGCACCAAGCATCAGGCGTTCAATGTCAGCGGAGATAATCTGGAGACCGCTATCGAAGTCCAGTGGTGGGCATTTCTGCCGGAGCTGCCGCAGAAAGAAACGGAAGATGAAGAATAAGGCAGCCGTAGCCCTCTACCATTTCCTCATCACCGCCATGATTGCCGCATTAGTTACGCTGACGATCTTTGCAGGGGCACCACATGGTCTGACCTACGATGACCGGCAGCACATCGGCGGAGGAGATGCAGGAGAGGCAGACGGAGCATCAGAGTATGTCGGCGGGAGGATCTACCCGCCGGAGACAGGAGGAGTGACATGAACAGGAAGCAGAAAGCGGAGATCATCGAGTGGGTTAAGGAGGGGTTGACCGTCCTTCTGGCATTTGTGACCATGATCGGCTGGCTGATTATCTTTATGGGGGTGGCACCCCAATGACGCAGAACGAGCGAATCAAGGCCATTCGGGAAGCATTCCCCGGATACAATAAGCCTCTAGACAGCATGTGCAAGAAACCGGGGTATTACGGAATTCGGCGGACAGCCGAAGCGGAAGCGCTGATATCGGACAAGCCCGGCAGGAAGCGGGAAGCAAACTATAAGCTGTCTGTCCGTATCCCGCTGGAGTTCGTAGACATGGCAGAGTTCCGGCAACAGCTTATCGAAATGGGCTATTGCAATTTCACGGCATGGGTGCTGCGCTGTATCCGCCGCCAGCAGGAGGAGTACAAAAAAAGAAAGGCCCCCGCCAAAGACGGGAGCCAATCCACCACCACAAATATACAGGATTAAAGGAGGAATGTCAAGTGCTCGTATACAAAGGAACAGATAAGGACATGAAGTGCCGAGGCTTTCAATTTGAGCTCGGCAAGGAATATGAAGAAGCAGAAGCAAAGCTTTGCAAAAAAGGATTTCATGGATGCGAATATCCGCTTGATGTGTTCGCGCATTACGCCCCTGCTGATAGCCGGTTCTTCGTGGCTGACCTTGATGGTGTGACGGACGAAACGGAAAGCGGCGATACCAAGCGGGTTGGAACCAAAATCAAGCTCCGGGCGGAAATCGGCATTGCCGGCATCGTAAATGCTGCGGTTGAGTACATAAAAGAGCGGGCTGAGGAATCCGAGGACGCTACCGGCTACCGGAGCGCAGCTACCAACACCGGCGACCAGAGCGCAGCTACCGTAGAGGGCAAAGAGTCTGTTGCTGTCGTGACCGGTCGAGAGAGCAAGGCGTCCGGCGCACTTGGCTGCTGGCTTGTTCTCACTGAAAGGGAGGTCTGGAATGGTGAAACCTATCCTATTAAAGAGGTACGCGCTGTAAAGGTAGACGGCGAGACCATAAAAGCTGGTGTTTTTTACAAGCTGAAAAGCGGAGAGGTCGTAGAAGCATGAATCAATATTTCGTACCGGATCAGCCGATACCGGATTATGTCGATCATTATGACAACGAACCTCACATCTGCCCGGAATGCGGGTGCGAAATCAATGAGGCCATATACATCAAGGACGGATACGTGATCGGCTGTGAACACTGCATCAAGGAATTTGACGCAGGAGACATCGAAGCCGACAAGTATTTCGAGTAAGGAGGATAAAATGATCAAATTCAGACCGCTGCGAGCGGACGAGGTTGACCTTCGGGTTGACCGCTATACATCGAGAGGGGCTGTTCTCCTCTGCTATAAGGACGCACGGTGCGACATGCGCATTCTGGACGAAACGGTGGGCGCCGAAAACTGGCAGCGGGAGCACTACGAGTGCAAAGGGAACCTGTTCTGCCGGGTGGGAATTCGAATTGATCCACAGCATGACGAATGGGCATGGAAAGCTGACTGCGGAGCCGAAAGCTACACCGAAAAGGAAAAGGGCGAAAGCTCCGACAGTTTCAAACGCGCCTGCTTTAACTGGGGCATCGGGCGCGAGCTTTACACCAAAATCAACATTGTTGTCCAGATGAAAACCCAAAAGAACGCCAACGGCAAGTTTGAACCTGTGGACAGCAACGACAAGTGGGCGCGGTTCACGGTGGCGGAGATGGAAGTACACGGCGAACAGATTACATATCTAACGGTAGCAGACAAAAACGGCAACATCGTATTTAGTTATGGTCAGCCCGGCGAGCCGGTTGAGGATATTACTGCCACCTGCGACCGCTGCGGAAGAAACATCACTCCGATCATGAAAAAGGACGGCTCCATATGGCCTGTCCGTGAGATTGTCCCCTACACGGAGAAAATGTTCGGACGCCACTTGTGCGGGCCTTGCATGAAAGCCGCAAAGGAGGCCGAAAAGAATGGAGCTTGACCTGTGGATTGAACTGCAACAGAAATCGGCACAGCTTAATACATCCGTTAAGACCTTGCGAAATTCGGGAAGCGAGTATGCTGCAGCGGAGCGGGACTATAAAGTCCTTCTCCGCACCGAGTGCTTAAAGCTGAAAGACGAAGGTGTTGCCATCGGCCTGATCGACAAGACCTGCTACGGGATACCGAGCGTGGCAGAAGCAAGGTTTAAGCGAGATGTTGCCGAAGCAGTCTACAAGGCGAACTTAGAGGCCATCAACAGCCTTAAACTGCAAATCAGGATCATCGATAACCAAATCGGCAGAGAATGGGGACAGGCTGGGAGGTGTGACGGTTGAAAAACGACTGGGGCGCAGAGCTTGACCGAAACGGATACGCTCCAAGCATCGTGCAGTCCGATACCTCCCGATGCTTCCTGTGCCAGCGCAGCGGCGTAAAGCTCGACCGGCACGAAATCTTTGGCAACGCCATGCGATCCAAAAGCAAGCGCATGGGGCTTTGGGTTGCGCTGTGCCACGAGCCTTGCCATCTGACCCATGCACACGGCTGTGCAGAGGTGACGGATTGGCTGCACCGGCTGGGCGAGCAAGCCTGCATCGACAACTATGATTTCACGATCCCGATGTTCCGGGAGGAATTTTACGCTAACTATTTGGAGGAGACAGAATGCTGAACAAAGCAATCCTTACAGGGCGGCTGACGAAAGCCACCGAGCTGAAACAGACCCAGAACGGCAAGAGCGTATGCAGCTTTACCATCGCCGTAGACCGCAGCCGTGACCGGGAAAAGACCGATTTTATCCCCATCGTAGCATGGGGCAAGACCGCAGAATTCATCAGCCAATGGTTTGGCAAAGGAGACCTCATTACCATCGCCGGACGCATCGAAGTCCGCAGCTATGAGGACAAGGACGGAAACAAGCGCACCGCCACAGAAATCATCGCAGAGGAAGCCTTTTTCGGCGGAAGCAAGAACAACGGCAAGACCGAGGAAAAGCCCGCAGAGAGCGAGCATGGCGGTTTTGAAGAAGTTGAGGACGACCCGAACGACCTCCCTTTCTGACGGGAGGTGAGGAGGAATGGCAAAGGAATACTTCTGCGCGTACCACAGTTATCTGAAGTCCATACGAAACCTATCTGACGCAGAGTGCGGGAGGCTCTTTAAGGCGCTGCTTCAATACAGTGCTGGAGAGCAGCTTATCAATCTTCAGGGCAGAGAAGGAATCGCTTTTGACTTTATCTGCGAGCAAATCGACAGAGATAACGAAAAGTACGCCGAAAGATGTAAGACTAATCGGGAAAACGGAGCAAGAGCAAACGCTACCGAATGCCCCCAATCGGTACCGAACGGTACCGAACGCCCCCGAACGGTACCGAACGCCCCCCAAGGAAAAGGAAAAGGAAAAGGAAAAGGAGAAAGAAATACTTCCTCCGGAAGTAATCCCCCCCTTACCCCCCCAAGGGGTCATTTGGAGGTATCGGCAGAATTGTCGGAAAGCTGGAACGGCTTTTGCGAGATGCGAAAGAAGATCAAGAAGCCTCTCACTGATCGGGCGGAAAAGATGATCCTGAACGAGCTGGAACGTCTTGCGCCGGGAGATGACACGACAAAGGGTCTGATCCTTGACCAGAGCGTTAAGCATTGTTGGCAAGATGTTTACAAGCTCAAATCTGCCGAGGTTCAGACAAAGGATAATCCGAGTTTTGACCTTGAAGAAGCAGAGCGGTTGATGGACGGAAACACAACGATGCGGCAGACGATGGAGGAGAATGCATGAGTGACCAAACAAGAGCATTACGCTATAAGCGCCCTGCGCTGGCATCGATGGGAGCGCAGGCAATAACGGCAGAACTCGATGACATCGTGGAGGCGTGTGACGGCATCAGATACTATGTGGAGCAGGCTGATGACGACGAAACGCTTTTGAATGCGCTCGATGGAGATGAAGACGCAGAGTGGGAGTTCCGAATGGCGTTTGCTGATCTGGCAGCGCAGGCAGACCAGCTCCAAACGATGCTTTACGAGCAAGATTTTGAGGACTTTTACAGGGACTTTGACGATGCGACAGTCGCATTAATCGGGAACCGATACGACTTGGTCGGCTACGACACCGATGAGGAAGATTACTTTTCCCTAACCAGCTACGAAGAACGCCTCGCAGAAACGGAGGCAGGGAAACGGCTTTGTAGATTGACAAAAGCGGAAATGATATCCCGTATCGGTTGGGCCTTTGGCATCACACTGGCGTTTTTCGACCTCCGGCAGCGGTACGACTATCTGAAAGCGACATTCGACATCCTGCGCTATGAAAACACATCGCTCATCGAAACGATCAAGGAAATCGAGAAAGCATACGAGGCGATGGCAGAGGACGGATTCCACGAATGGGAGGAAAGCACGAAACACTTTAATCGGTTGATTTGCGCTCTCCCAGACAGAGCGTGGATCGAGTAGGAGGAAGCATGAAAATCACAATCCCCGAAATCCCGCCATCGCTGAACAAGTACGCAGGACGGCTGAACGGCTGGGAGTACCGAGCAGAAAAGCAGAGATGGATCGGCCTGATGCGAGCTTACTGCAAAAAGCAAAAGCCGATGGACAAGGCCATAGTGACCATCACCTATGGGGAATCAGACGAGACAAGCAGAGACCGTGCAAGATGTGCGGGAAGCCGGTCAACAGCTCTCACCCGAAAACGGTTTATTGCGAAGAATGCAGGAAAAAGGCTGCGAATGAGTGCGCAAAACGGAGCGCAAGGAAGTATTCGACAAAAAAGACATGCGAATACTGCGGGAAAGAGTTCCGCGCCCGGACATCGCAGAAATACTGCTCGCAGGCGTGTTATCGAAAGGCGGTTGCAGAGGGCAAATATAAGCGCACGAAGAACTGGCTGCGCCGCCGTGATGGGAAAATCGACATCGAAATACGCATAGCGGGTAAGACATCTGACCGGCTGGAGGGTGTTGACTATTACGATGCGAGAGAGATTTGGCCCGTGGCTGGCTTGGGCAGGGATATGCAGCACTGGTAACGGTGGACGGAAAACTGCTTAACACGATCCCGCAGATAACAAAATTCTTTGGATTTGGGAGGGAGGAAGTATGAAAGACTGGATAGCTGCAATCACCATAATTGCCTGCTGCGCAATCCTGTTCTGGACAATGGGACAGCTAATGTCTGTTGATGAAGCGTGCAGCGAGGAAGAAGAGAAATCTGCAAAAAAGAAAATGAAAACAGGAACAACTATTTGCATCATCGGTATTGCGCTTTTCTTAATCGTCCCATCTTCGGAAACGGTGATGAAGATGGTCATAGCCAAAAATGTGACCTACGATGCCGTAGACGCTGCAAAAGATGTGGTAATCCAAGTTTACAACGATATTTTGGCGCTGTTCCAAAAGTAAGGAGGTACAACATGGACGCACTGGAATTTATCAAGGAAGCAAAGAGAATGTGCCAAAGCTATGAGAAGTGTGAAGCCTGCCCGGTTTATGGCGATGGATATGATGATTGCCGCATTGACGCTATGCAAGATATTGATGAGGAGATCGCTGTGGATATCGTGGAAAAGTGGGCGCAGGAACACCCGGAAAAGACCCGGCAGAGCGAGTTTTTGAAGCTCCTCCCGCAGAATGTGGTTCCCAAGATGAATGGCGATGTGCTTGATATTTGCCCAGCGGTGTTTATAAGTGGAGGCTTGATGGTCTATTGTCCAAGAACAAGTTGCCAGAACTGCAAGGCGGAGTTCTGGAAAGGGGAGGTGGCACCAACGTGAAAATTCCAAAAGAATATGGCGATAAAGTAAAGCGTTATATCGCGCTCCACGAAGAAAGTGAAAAACTTTTTGAAGAAGTGTCGGAATGGCTGAACGAATATAGCGCCGATGGCGTATATATCAATTCGCTGTTTATTACAACGGCGCCTACAGGACAACTTCAAAACGACGATGAATACTGCGATCAGTGGGCTGGATATTGTGAAGATGATTTCAGCGGAAACTACTACCATCAAATTGAGGGGAGTGAAGAAAATGAAGTAGCAGAATGGATGAGATGCACACATAATCACATAGATGTGTCGGATTATTGGTACTGCAAATCAGGCAGCAAGAAGGTTGGTTGGAGAAGGGGCACACGGCAGAATTGGTATATGGAAAGGAACCCGGATGCAAAGCTGGACAAAAATGGGGTGTTAAAAATATGCCCAAGAAAGTTTGATCGCAATTTCAACGGATGGCCAATTGGATGCGAAAAAGATAGATGCGATAAGCCCATGTGCGACAGATGCAGAGGAACTTACTGGGAGCATGAGGTTGTGTTCAACGAAAATGGGCGGCTCCGCAGCCTCTTGGAATGAAAGGAGGACAAATCGGAATGAAAAGCGAAGACATTACAAAACTCCCGTATGCACCATGGCTCGAAGACGCAATCCGAACTTTGACAGAGCACGATGTTTGCTCGGCTTGCATTGTCGCAAAATTTGACGAAGGGGACACCATGACCGGCTACTGGAACGCAGATGCACAAGATAAGGCAATTTTCGCCCATAACATCCAGAGCGATATTGTTATGGACATCGTGCAGCAGAACGCCGGAATCATAAAAGAGGCGATGGAGGAGGGCGATGAATGATAGACTACAAAAAGATCTGCAAGTGGGAGCTGGGTCGATATTACGAAAAGCTGCTTGCCATCGAAAGCCTGCAGGACGAGATCGACACGCTGAACGCCCGCATGGAGGGCATCAGATCTCCGGCAAGAGATGCCACACCTGTGCAGGGCGGCAGCTCGACCGCCGAGGAGCGCATCATCAATGCCATCTGCAACAGGGATAACCTAACCGTCAACCATGAGCTGGTTAAATGGCAAGTGCGCCAGATGGAGAGAGGGCTTTCTGTGCTTACCGACCAGCAGCGCAGGATCCTTGAGGTTGCTGTTATGCGTAGAGAGCACAACGCCATCGACAGACTGTGCGACGAGCTGCACATCAGTAAATCGGAGCTGTACCGCAGAGAAGATGAAGCGCTCCGGAGATACACTATTTGCCGATACGGTGTGACCGAGCTGTAAAACTTGGGACAAATTCGGGACGCGAAACAGGCCTAAATATATTATAATATATAATGGGCGAAGCCCATACAGCAAAGGAGGAATAATGGAAGCTACTTGTTGGAGCTGTGGCAAAGAAATCCTAAAGAGGAAACTGAAAATAAACGCAAAAAGCGCCGGGGGCATCCCGGCAACCTGCTCCCGTAGCTCAATGGTAGAGCAGCTGCCTTGTAAGCAGCTGGCTGTGGGTTCAAATCCTACCGGGGGCTACATTCTCTCCTTTTCAAAAACCTCCTTGTTATTAAAACTTTCCCCGCAGTTTTGGCTTTGGCATTTTACATGGGGACACAAAAAGAGCAAGCATTAGCCTGCTCTTTTTTGTTGCGATAGTTACCAAGACAGCTTCCTCAAAAAGTCGATGTCTGACCATGAAATACCATATTTTAGCTTAATGTCTTTTACGGAAGTGCAATTGGACTCATATGCCGGGATTTCGGATAAGCGCTTTACTTCGTTGTCCGTGAGGCTGTCGAAAATGTCACAGAGTTTTAAGCGGCTTTGGTAAAGGTCCTTCGATCTATACATGCCATATGCTTCGTCCCAATCTTTCGCAGGCACCTTGTTTTCCTCGATCTCTTCAAGTTTGGCGATGCAGCTCTTCCTGATCCGCTCGCAAGCCTCTGAACGGATATTCCTGCTTTTTTTTGCTGCCTCCTCAATCAGGGACTCGATAACTGCTGACATCGTACAACCCTCCTTTTCTGCGAGTGCGGAAAGCGCGTTTTTCGTCCCCTCTGAAACTCTTACATGAATGATTTCTGTTTTGTTCATCGTGATGCCTCCTTAATCTTCAACGATTGTAAATACACTTTTGGGGATCCAAGTGGTCCAGCCCTTTACGGAACCGTCGATAGCGCCGGAGGAAAGGCGAACCTTCATCGCTTTTTCGCTCTCGCCGAGAACTTCTTCAACGTTTACGAAAACACAGCCGTCCTCTTCGTATCTGGTGCCGAGATCGGGATTTCTGCGGGTGTAGTCGATAAATACATTGTACGCCTTGGCGGTATCCTCGGTCTTGTCGTAGAACCAAGATTTAAGTTTAATCTCCATGTTTGTTCCTCCTTGTGATTGGCTTCCTTTACTGTCTTTATTATATCATGTGTATATACATTTGTCAACACAAAATAGCACATAGTTTAATAATAATTGCACAAATTTCTAAAGTGAAATATGGCGTGTTATACAAAAAAGGAAGCCCGGCACAGGAAACACCGGGAGGGACAGGGCGGGTAATGATAAAAGGAGGACACATGGATTTACAAAAAGCAGATAGCAGTGTGCCACATTATGACCGGCTCAACAATAACCTATGCAAATGGCGCAAAAGTGGAAACGGCATATGTAACCAACCTTGATGATCCTGACCTCGTTATAAGGACTGCGCCAAATCTATCTTTGGCAATAAAAGCCGCAAATGAAACATACCTAAAAGAAAAAAAGAAAGTTTTACAAAAGAACCAATACCCGGATTATGTTTTGACGGCAGCGATGGCAAACACATACGCAAGCCGAGGGGTAGAATACAAGCTGCGAAAATGCGATTGCGTGAAAATATCAGCATTAGATGATCAGAAAGAAAAGAAAAAAGCCATATTCGGCGGCGGTCTTTTGCTGTCAGAACGAGCGGCAGCAGAACAATGGACGCTATCGGATAGGGAGTGGGAAATTGTTCGGAGTTTGGGCAATGGTTCCGTTTGACTATAATTCTCCCAAGTGGCGGAGAAAGCGGCACCAGATATTAAGGCGTGATAACTATATGTGCCAGCACTGCAAGAGATACGGAAAAGCAGTACAGGCAACAACCGTCCACCACATCCGGCACGCAGACGAGTACCCAGAACTGGCATACGATGAAAAGAATTTAGTAAGCCTGTGTGAGGGTTGCCATAACAAGCAGCACCCGGAAAAGTCCACAGCAGCAAGGGGCAGGTATTGATACCCCCCCTATCCGTTGCGCCTTCCGCCTCTCTATGGGGACCGGCGGGGGGAACTCTTTCCAACTCTGCGGCATAATTTTGAGAAAGGGGAAGCCATGAAAAAGGATAAATGGGTAGAAACTATCGAAAAACAGATGGAAAAGCTCGGCACGGCTGACCCGTCATATCAATCTGCGGTTGAAACGCTGGCAGAGATCCTTGAGCAGCGGGACAAGACAAAGGCAGAGTTCAAAAAATCCGGCGGTAAGTCTGTCATCGAATACACGAACAAGGGGAATGCAACCAATATGGTGAAGAACCCATTGCTAATCCTGTGGGACGACCTCAACAAAAGCGCACTGGCATACTGGCGCGAATTGGGGCTTACTCCTTCGAGTTTTCGCAAAATGACCGGCGGAGTAAGGGAAAAGGAGGAAAAGGGCGGTCTTGCCGCTGCCCTTGCAAGCCTTGAGACAGATTAAGGGAAAGAACTGGGAGACTGTGCTTGAGTATTCCGAAAGCATCAGAGACGGAAGAAAGGTGGCCTGCAATGAATTGCGGCAGGCCGTTGACCGTTTCTTTGCCGACCTCGATAATGACGAGTACGACTTTGCGACAAAAGGGCCGGAGTTTTGCATTCAGATTATTGAAAAGACGCTTTGCCACCAGCAAGGCGAAAAGATTGATGGCACACCGCTCCGAGGTATGCCGTTCATGCTGGAGCCATTCCACAAATTCATCATTTACAATCTTCTTGGGTTTAAGCTGAAAGGCACCGATGTAGTGCGATTCCACGAAGCCCTTATTTTTATACCAAGAAAGAACATCAAGACAAGCTTTGCCGCATCACTTGCTTGGGCGCTTTCGCTTTGGTATCGGCGGTCTGGGTCAAAGACATACATATCGGCTGCAGCGTTGATGCAGTCCCTTGAGAGTTTTAACTTCCTCGATTACAACATCAGATTGATGGGCGAGGACGAGAAGCATGGCGGCTCTATCAAGATTATCGACAACAACAACGAACACTCGATGGATGCGGAGCTTGCGGACGGCTCGTTTTTCATCCGGGCACTGGCGGCAAACCCGGACGCACAAGATTCGCTTAACTGCAACATTGCTATTTGCGATGAAATCCATGCTTTTACGAAGCCGAAGCAGTACAACCTTTTCAAAGAAGCGATGAAAGCCTACAGCAACAAGCTGCTGATTGGCATTTCGACTGCCGGTGATAACGAGCAGGGTTTCCTCGGGCAAAGGCTGCAGTATTGCCGGAAGGTGTTGGACGGCACTGTAAAGGACGAGCAGTATTTCATCTTCATATGCTGCGCAAACCCGGACGAGGAAGGGAACATCGATTACACAAACCCGCTGGTACATGAGATGGCAAACCCGGCCTATGGGGTCTCCATCAGACCGGAGGAAATATTAAACGACAGCTTGCAGGCACAGAATGACCCGCAGCAGAGAAAGGACTTTTTCGCCAAATCCCTCAATGTCTATACGAGCGCAATCAAGTCCTACTTTAACTTGGACGAGTTCCGCGCGAGTGATCAGAAGTATGGCTGGACGATGGACGAGCTGGCGCACCTGCCTATTAACTGGTACGGCGGTGCTGATCTCTCAAAGCTGCACGACCTGACCGCTGCGGCGCTGGTCGGCAATTACAAAGGCGTCGATATCGTGATCAGTCATGCGTGGTTCCCGGTCGTGCAGGCTTACAAAAAAGCCGACGAGGACGGTATCCCGCTTTTCGGGTGGGCAGACGATGGACTATTGACGATGTGTAACAGCCCGACGGTCAACCACGCCGATGTGGTCAACTGGTTTATCGATATGCGGCGGCGTGGTTTCAAAATTCGACAGGTCGGTCATGATCGGAAATTCTGCCGGGAATATTTCATCGGCATGAAATCCGCGGGATTTAATATCGTTGACCAGCCGCAGTATTTTTACAAAAAATCCGAGGGGTTCCGCTACATCGAGCAAAGCGCAAAAAACGGAACGCTTTACTATATGCACAGCGAAGCCTATGAGTATTGCGTCGGGAATGTTTCCGCAATCGAAAAGACCGACGACATGATCCAATACGAAAAAGTGAGACCGACAAACAGAATTGATGTGTTCGATGCCTCTGTATTTGCAACCGTCAGATATTTGGAGGCTCTCGATAAATCGAAAGCAGCAAAGAGATGGTGGGGTGATGAATAACCATGGCTAATTTTTTTAATCGCTTCCGCTCACGGGATAAGCCCCAAAAGCGGAGCGCGGTTTGTTTCTGCGACCAAAATAACTGGAGCGACTTGACCTGCGCCGGTTATACGGATTTGGCTCACAATCCGGAAATATGCGCAGCGGTTGACCGGATTGCATCGCTGATCGGAAGCATGACGATCTATTTGATGCAAAACACGGAAAACGGCGATGTCCGTGTCAAGAACGGGCTTTCCCGCGTTGTTGACATCGAGCCAAACGACTATATGGGCCGCTTGAATTTTATCCAGTGGATTATCAAAACGATGATGCTGGACGGACGAGGGAATGCTGTTGTACTGCCAAAAACCCGAAAGGGATATCTCCGCAGGCTCGATCCAATCCCGGCGGCGTTTGTGGCATTTGTGCCGGAAGGAGATAGGTACTACAGCATCGAGATCTCCGGGAAATCTTATGACCCGCAAGATGTTTTGCACTTTGCGATCAATCCAAGTAACTATTACCCGTGGCAAGGGACTGGCTTTAATGTCGTTCTTGCCGATGTTGCCAACAACCTCAAGCAAGCAGCGGCGACGGAAAAGGGGTTCATGCGCAGCGAATGGAAACCGTCCTTGATTGTAAAAGTTGATGCGATGGCGGACGAGTTTTCCAGCCCAGAGGGGCGCGCGAAGCTCCTCGAAGAATTCGTTTCCTCCAACATCGCCGGTGAGCCTTGGCTCATTCCGGCGGAACAATTCTCGGTGGAACAGGTACGGCCCCTTACCCTCTCCGATCTGGCTTTGGCAGACTTCGTAAAACTGGATAAGACTACGGTGGCAACCATTCTCGGTGTGCCGCCTTTTGTTTTGGGAGTCGGAGAATTTAAACGTGACGAGTGGAACAACTTTATTTCCTCACGCATCATGCCGATTGCTCAAATCCTCGAACAGGAATTCAGCCGAAAGCTGCTTTACTCGCCGGATCTGTTTTTCCGCTTTAATGTGCGCTCGCTCTATAACTACTCGCTGGACGAGACCATTAAAGCGGGCGCTGAAATGGTCGACCGCATGGCAATGACCAGGAACGAGTGGCGTAGCTGGGTTGGACTTCCTCCGCACGAGGGCATGGACGAGCTTTTGGCCCTTGAAAACTACATTCCCGCTGACCGCCTAGGCGATCAGAAAAAACTAAACGGAGGAGGTGAGTAAATGGTAGGAGCAAGACAGGCGATTTGCAGAAACGGCGATTTTAAGACCCGCGCTGCCGATGGGAACCTCTACATTGAGGGGTATTTTGCAACATTTACCGGCGAGTACAGAATGTGGGACAAAGCTGTTGAGCGGATTGACCGAGAGGCATTTGACGGAACGCTCGGCGATGATATCCGCGCCTTGGTCAACCATGACACGACCATCGTGCTCGGTAGAACAACATCCGGAACGCTGACCCTCCGCGTTGATGATATCGGCCTTTGGGGGTCTATCCTCGTCAACCAAGCCGACCAAGATGCGATGAACGCCTACGAGCGAGTAAAGCGCGGCGATGTTTCGCAGTGCTCTTTCGGGTTTGACATTATCAGCGAAGAAACTGAAATTCGTCCCGATGGCGCAACTGTGTGGACACTGAAAAAGGTCAAGCTGTACGAGGTCTCGGTCGTAACGTTCCCTGCATACGAGGACACGATGGTTGAGGCACGAAGAAAAGACCTTGAAAAGATCAACGAGCGCAAGCTTGAACAATGGAGGGCAGATGCTCTCAAAAAGCTAAAAGGAAAGGGGTGCTGATATGGCACTGAAAGCAATTATGATCGGCCACAAGCTGGAGCTGAAAAGATCTGCACTTGCGGAACTGACTGCAAAAGATGCGGAATTTGAGACCCGCTCGGCTGAGATTGAAAAGGCAATCGGCGAAGCAACTACAGACGAGGAGCAGAGTGCGGTGGAGGAGGCTATGACCAAGTACACTGAAGATCTCGACGCTCACAATTCAGAAAAAGAAAAACTGTCCGCAGAAATCGAGGGGCTTGAAAAAGACCTCGAAGATGCAGAGAAAGACCAGCCCGAACCCAAGGGCGAACCGGAACCCAAAAAGAAAGACGAAAGGAATGATTTCACCATGAATACCATCAACATTCGCTCCCTCCCCATGAATGTACGAGCCTTTGATGCGCTGCCCAAGGAGCAGCGCGATGCCATCGTAGCCCAGCCCGACGTGCAGACCTTCTTTTCCGAGCTGCGAAACGCTGCCCGTAGCAAACGTGATATCACCGGCGGTGAGCTGACTATCCCCATCGTATTCCTCGACCTAATTGCCGAGAATATGTACCGCTATTCCAAGCTGATGCGCCGCGTCCGTATCCGGAATGTCAATGGAGAAGCCCGTCAGACTATTGCCGGTACTGTCCCCGAAGCGGTTTGGACTGAGATGTGCGGTGCTATCAACGAGCTGACCTTCAGCTTCAATCAGATCACACTCGACGGCTTTAAGGTAGCCGGTTATGTGCCCGTTTGCAACTCTCTGCTTGAGGACAACGATGTAAACCTCGCCTCTTGGATCGTGGAGATGCTGTCCGAGGCTATCGGTCTTGCAAAAGATAAAGCAATCCTTTATGGCAAGGGCTCCGGTCAGAAGATGCCCCTCGGTATTGTGACCCGTCTGGCACAGGAGAGCAAGCCGACCGACTATCCCGCTACCGCTCCCGCTTGGGTCGACCTGCACACCTCCAACATCATCACCATTCCTACCGCTTCCACCGGCGAGGCTTTCTGGGCTGCTCTGGCTGTTGCTGCCGGTAACACCTTTACTCGCTACTCCCGCGGCGAGCGCTTCTGGGCAATGAATAGCAAGACCCTCGCTACTCTGCAGTCCAAGGCGATCCTCGCCACCGCCCTCGGTCGTTATGTCACCTTTGATGGCATGACCATGCCCATCATCGGCGGCGATGTGGAGATCCTTGAATTTATCCCCGACGGCGATATCGTTGGCGGCTACGGCGATCTGTACCTGTGGGCGCAGCGCTCCGGCATGACCATTGAGGCTTCCCGCGAGGTTCAGTTCATTCAGGACAACACCGTGTTCCGTGGCAAGGAGCGTGCTGACGGTATGCCCGTTATTCCCGGCGCTTTCGTTGCCATCAACATCAACGGTTCTGCGGTTACCACCTCCATGACCTTTGCGGCAGATAACGCCAACAACGCCAAGCTGTCTGCTCTGACTGTCGGCAGCCTGTCTCTCAGTCCCGCATTTGACGGTGATGTTCTGAGCTACACCGCTACAGCTTCCGCTGCGACTTCCGCTGTGAACGCCACCACCGAGGTTGCCGGTGCTCAGGTCGCGATCTCTTACAACAACGCCAATGTGAAAAACGGCGGCACTGTTACTTGGCTGGCTGATGGCACTGCCCATCCTCTGACCGTAACCGTGAAGAACGGCAACGAGACCGTAGTCTATACCGTCAATGTAACCAAGGCTTCCTAAGGGGGGTTAAAGCATGACAGACGCTGATATCCTTGTGATTTTGAAAGTCGATTTGCAGCTTTCCACCGCAGCGCTTGACGATTATCTCTTGGCGCTGATCGCGTCTGCCAAAGAATACATTGCCACCGAGGGTATCGTGCTCTCCGCCAGTATGGGTGATGCCGTGCTGGTGGAGATGTACGCCGCTTACCTCTACCGGCAGCGTAGAGAAAAAGTAGTGGCAATGCCGCGCATGCTGCGCTGGGCGCTTAACAACCGACTGATGGAGCAGAAAGCGGGTGCCGCAAATGGATGATCTCCTTGACCTTATCTTGGAAGAATACACCATCAACGATATTGGAGTACAGATCGCAACCGAGACGGTGACGCAGGTGTGGGCGCGGGTTCAGTCTGCAAGCAGATCAGAATTCTATTCCGCTGGGCAAAGTGGATTGCAGCCGTCTTTGGTAGCTATTACGCCCATCGCAAACTACGCCGGGCAGAAGATCGCGGAATGGCGTGGAAAGCGGTATTTTATCTATCGCACTTATTTTGCGACCGGCAGCGACGAAATCGAGCTGTACCTTGAAGAAAAGGTGGGCGTTGATGAAAACGATTAAACCGGACGAGCTGGCAACGGCAATCATGGACGAGCTGCACGCCTATGACCAAAAGGTTACGGATGGCATAAAAAAAGAGATCCGCCAAGTGGCGAAAGAGTGCAGACAGGATATCGTTGAGCACAGCCCTGTCGATACCGGCAAGTACAAATCCGGTTGGAAAGATAAAGTGAAGTACGAAGATGCGTCCAATATCCGCATTACGGTTTATAACAAAAAAGACCCGTATCTCACCCATCTGCTTGAACATGGTCACGCCGGTCCCGGCGGAATTGCGAAAGGATCTGCGAGACCGTTCCCACACATTGCCCCCGCCGAGCAGCGGGCGGAAGAAAAGCTTATGCGCAAAGTAAAGGTGGTGGTGAAAAGGGCATGACGCTGCAAGAGGTCAATTCCCTGTTAAAACAGACGAGAATGCCCGTGGCTTACGGTTATTTCAATAAGCCGCAAAAGTTACCGTACATTCTCTATCGTGTCTCCTATGCCAATAATTTTGGCGCTGACAACGTGGTGTATCAACCGATCAACCACATACAGATCGAGCTATACACAAAAGATAAAGACCTAACAGCAGAGGGCAAAGTCGAACAGGCTTTGTCCTCTCTGTTTTGGCAAAAGTC